GACCGCTATAGGTTGCATTTACCCCATTACTATCCAGAGTTACTTCAGCACCACTACTATGTTTTAGGTCAATGACACTTGCGTTGAGTGTAACAGTTTGTTGCCCTTCGTAGTCGAGGGTGATTTGAGATCCATCCCATGTGGCAATATGATTTCCACCAAAATCAACTGTGACTTTTGTCCCGTCCTGGTACACCTTTGTTTGACCCACTATTTGAATGACAGCCCCACTACCCCCATCTACAGTACGTGACATAGACCCGGCAGGGACTTCTTCCCGGAATATGATAGATGAAGCAGATGGCAAAGATGTGACACTTTGATAATTAGTCTTTACTGCTTGTGCAAGTGCAACATCTCCATAATACAGGTTATATCCGTAATTTTCAATCTGCGCTGCGGAAGAAGTTGCTGCATAGCCTGTATAGCGGTACACTCTACCTTTGATGTTCTTGATGATGTCAGAGCTTACATCGGTGAAGTGTTCAAAGTTTCTGGAAACGATACGAACAACGTCGTCCCATTTGGAGATGAAGATTTCAGCCAAACGTGAGCTGCGAAGAAGCAGAGAACCACCGCGTAGGATAGCTAACATGCCTCCGCCGCTTGAACCTAGAATTCTGTCGCCAACTGCCATGTCTCCAGGCTTGTTAATGTCATTAATTGCATTGATGCCTTCAGGACTAAAGTTGCCAGTATCAGCGACGGGATCTCCGGAATCGATATGCTTCGGAAATGCACTATCTACTGTCTGAGTCTTTGACATGAATAGAATAATCACCGGATATCCGAGGCCGTACATGACAGCAACACGATCTCCCATTACGGGTGTAACACGGTCGCCAGCTCTGCTGGAACCACCGGATGGCTGGCCCCATTGGACCTGATCCAAGTTCTGGCCCCGAACAGTTTTTACTTTGCAGAAACCTCTGGTCACGTCAACTTCAGTGACAAAGCCTTCGTCAAAGTTGGAATCAATTCTTGACGGATTGTTAAACATTATTTATAACCTCGTTTGGTATAAGTATTATAGGAGAACTTTATTATGATCATACAACCTATTTCTGACCTCCACCTCGATTGTCTCAACGAGATGCACCTTGAACAGGTGATGGAGAACACTATCAACCCCAAGGCGGATGCTATCATCCTTGCAGGGGACACCTGCGAACATGCAGAAATCCAACTGCTGAAAGACTTCGTAGGACAGACCTCAAAGCCCTTCTATATAGTGGCTGGTAATCACGAATATTGGGGCGACGTCAATTGCAAAGAATTCATCCCTTGGTTCAAGAAACAGCTTGAGCACTTTTCTCATGTGAAAGTCCTTGAGAACGATCACGTCGTTATCGACGATGTGGTTATTTTCGGAGGAACCCTTTGGACGAATCTGCGGAATCCGATCAATGCAAACATGATCAGACACTACATGCGTGACTTCGTTCGATCTCCCGGTCTCACCACCGACTTCACGAATGACAAGCATGAAGAAACTGTTGAGTATATTCGTCAGTGTCTACACTTGGAGCAGTGGAAAGACTTAAAGAAGATTGTTGTTACGCATCACGGCCCTTCTTTTAAAGCTGTCGATGATTTCTACAAGTTTGATACTGCGAACTGCGGCTATCAAAGCAACCTGGATTATATCCTGGAAGCTGAGTGGGCACCAGAAGTTTGGATCCACGGCCACAGCCATATGAAGATGGATCGCAGATTGGGGAATACCCGGGTAATTCGCAACCCGATGGGTTATAAATCGTATGGTGAAATGACTACTGGTTTTGATCCTAAGTTTTTGATTAATACTGATGATCTGACTACCGTTGATAAGGATCACCGTTCAGTGATTGACATCTGGAATGAATTTGAAGACCAATTTAAATAACCGAGGTGTATTGTGGCGAAAGAAGAAAACTTTTGCTATCAGTGTGGAGTTACCCAATTCGATTGGGATCTCCTGGAGCAAGGGAAACTCGTGTTAATAGGGGAAGTCAGAGAGAACGGCGTTAATTGGTTCAATCGAAATCCCCATGCGTGGCCTCTTGGAACCCTGATTTATGCACAGGAAGTGAATGTCAAACCCGGAGCCGAAACCAAAACAGACGCGTGAAAAGAAGCGTATCCGTAAGTTGCTTAGAGAACAGTTACCTCAACCAAAATCCGATAAAGAGAAAAAGAATGACCGAAGACCAAGTTAAGGCGATTTTCCTGCTGGCGAATGTGGAGTATAAAGCCCTTATCCAAACAGAGAATGAGTACTGGCCCAAAGCGTATGTCGAGGAGATCAAAAGTGATCCGTGGTGGCTTGTCGCAACTGATTTCGGCATAGTCAAGATCGGCTGGCGCAAACGGGTTATTAACATCGATTGGTCAGACACTAAAATGCGTCTTAGATCGACATTCAGTTATGACGATTTCGAATTTTGGGAACGTGGACTTACTCAGGATGACGTCACGAAATGGGAGACGGGTATTCATGCATATGGCTATGGTAAAGCCATTGATTATCTGAGGGAGTTGGAGGTGCGGTCTAGACAATGGACTTACGCACACAGCGAAGAAGGGAAAATTGATCTGGCGGAACGCAAGGTAAAGAAACTTGCTGAATCAACAAAAGGTGAGTAAATGTCCAGACTCTGTGATGAAATCGTAAAAGAATTGATGATGTCCCCGATGAAGTCAGTCTTCACGTTCAGTCGAGACGAATTGGTTGAACTGATGTTCGGGAAGCTGTATCGAGGGGAAGGTTTGATGGGAGCCTACTCGGACATCGTTAAATTGGAAGCTCTTGAAAAAGAAAATCCCGGCATTGCACCGGGACGAATTCTCAGCAGAAAGGAGCGAAACAACTGAGAAGCGGAAGTTGTTATAGTTCTTTGAAGAATGTACTCGAATTTTAACACACTAACATGGGGTTTACAATGAATAACCGTGAACGCTGGGCTATGATTCTCTTAATAGTCTATACGATGTTCTATCTGTACACGGGACTCGTGGCTTTCCTGGAACACCTGTACATTCACGCTGCTATTCGAGCGGCTTACGTATCGATCGCAGTGTGGTGTATTCGAGGCATCAATCACGCGGTAGAGCATCGTGAAGATGTTTTCCAGAAATGGAAAGCAGAATACCAACGTCGACACTTCGTCGGCTAAAGAAATGCCCGGTCAGTACGACGGGCTTTTTTTAGACTGCCTAATTTTGGTATAAGGTATATAGTAACACCAGTAGTTTACTTGTTATAAGGAGGGAACACGATGTTGGCTCCATATGTAAAAGTAAGGGTGAGTACTGATGGCCGAGCCAAATTAATCTCGTTTGAGATACCTGGGGTTACTCTTCAGTTGTTGCAGGAAGAAGGGAAACCTTTGCAGGCGTTCGGAGAAAGACCTGAGCATTCCATTGAGAATCTCGTCCACGCCGCAAAGTACGCTATCGATATGCAGATGGCGCAAATCGCCGGAGCACGTTATTCAAAACCTCGAATAGATGCATTAGAACAGGTCAAGAGGTACATGGATACATTACTCACCCATAGTACTATTGAAGTTCTAAAACATCGTCCGACGGTTAAAAGAAGGGTTGCAATGACCGTTCAGTAGAGATATTGAAATAGCCCAAAGTATCGGGCTATTTTTAAATTCCTGAGGTCTAGACTGGTATAAGTATGGTAGAGGAATATACCTCTTTTCATAACTATCTTTGAGGACTACGACCATGAAACTCTTTTGCGAAATCGGCTTTTACGGCTATCTCGTTATCATGTTTTTGCATTTTGTGACCCAGAAATTCCTGGCCCACAAATATCCTGAACTTGCGGCTTTCCAGAAGGAAGCCTACAGTAACCCCGATGTTCTGGAGGTATCAAGGCAGATTATTCACAACGGGCCTATCTTCGTTCAGCCCTGGTTCTTCCTGTCGATGAACTTCGTGGTAATGATTCTGCTCATCTGTATGGGTCTTAAGGCTCAAGTCACCGTGCTGGCGTGGATTGTCTTCATGGCCGCAGCTACGTACATGTACATCTGTCTGTGGAACAAGGTGAAATACCTGTGGGCGTAAAGACTTCGCAGAAAAGAAAAAAGCCCAGTTTGAACCGGGCTTTTTTTTAGCTGTTGAAGCTTACTGGAACTGGTCGATCGAACTGAATCGAGACGTTTTCAGCAATGACTGGCTGTGCGCTTGCCACTGCAAAACTGTAGTTCTGGAACATACAGTATTCAAGGTACAGACCAGCTAGAGCCTGACCAAAACCATCTGAACCACCGCCACGAGTCTTGAACACCATCAGAAGACCAAACGGAACTGCGAATGTTTCCGAGTCAAGGTTCATCTGGATGTAAGTATTCGGAGAATCAGCACCAGCCGAACTAAACCCGCCATTGTCCATTGCAGGACGATAAGCTTGTTGCGAAAGCGCAAACAGAACGTTGCCCTGGTCAGCCAGGAACTTTGAAAGTGAAATTGCGTGTTGGGTTTTGCCGCGCGTGAAGAACGAACGGTTTGAACCGATTTCAAATAAACGTGCAAGACCAGCGTCTGCGCTCATTTGAATGTTATCTGTAAGACCGATAGGGATGAGGTCGCCCACACCACCTGAAAGGCCGGTAAAACGTGCCGGTCCTGCGAACAGGGCGGTTGTGTCTGGAGATGCTGAGAATTGTGAGAAACGCTCGTAACCGTCTTGGTTGAGCTTGCTCATGTACTCATTTTTCCAGTCCCATCCTAGGCCGAATCCGGCTTCTTGGACGGTTGTTAGACGATCGTTTGTCGGATCTGCTGCCATGTTAATAATCCTTAATATGTGAATTCTTGGTACAGGTAGCCGAACGACACTGTACTCTACGGTTGTATTTTAATTGTATTTAGAAATAAAAAAGCCCAGATTTCTCTGGGCTCTTTTTTAGCTGTGAGTTGATTAGATAATCAGATACAGGTTGATGTAATTCATAGGATAAACGACCGAGATATTCAGATTGATAATCACGCTATCCTTGTTGTTAGGATCTTGAGCAAGGCTCGCAATCTTGTAACCCAGAAGCGGTGCGCCAATCTTCGGCAGTTTTTGACCCATGTACAGCTGAGAAGCCGAGATGATCGTTTGACGAAGAGTGTTCAGGCTATCCGGCGTAATGTTCCACTTGCCGATAAAGCTACCAAGAACGTCATGGTATGCATACGACAACCAATCCCAGTTCTTCACAACTAGTAGTTCACGATACTCAAGTACCGACATATCAGTAGTAAGTTCATGGCGAACGAAAGGAATAGAACCTTGCGTTTCTTGAACAAACAAGAACGTACCAGCAGCAGCCATCGTGTTCATTTGAGCACGCGTGAAGTAGAAGTTACTAAACTTCAGATCCGCAATACCGGCCACACCAACGTTAGTAAAGCCTTGTTGTACCGGGAATCCAGCAACCATACCGCCAAGTGCAGCGCACAGGTAGTAGCCAGGCAGATACTTAACCACGCCATTCACAGTAATACCAACGGTATCCGGTTGAACGTGAGTAATACGCTTGTCGGTGAACGTCGTGCTAGCACCAGCCACAGCAGCAGCTTTTTGAGCCTTCGTCAACGTACGAGCAACGTAGTAGCTAACAGCAGTAGCAGTACCAGTAGCAGATACAACAACTTGCTGATTGCTCAGCACTTGCTGAACTTGCAGCGAACCAACTTGCGTCGGGTTACCAGTAGCAGCCGTAACAACAACCGAGTCACCTGGAACAACGCCATCCGACATGAACGTAGCATTCGATGCAGTCAGCACGTAGTTACCATTAATAACAGTAATCGTGTTGTTGCCACCGTTTGCGTTCACGAAACCTGACGAGTAAGGACCGATGTTCTGAGTCGTCGGGATTGCAGTATTAACCAGGGCTACACGCCATCCAGCCATTTGCGGAGTCGACAGTTGGTCAACGTGAGCTTGGAATGCAGACAGAATGTCAGTTTCTTGCGTCAGCGGCACAAGTGCGTACAGACGATGACCTTCGGCCAGTTCCAACGCAGTTTCATAACCAATCAGATCATTGCTCGGCACGGCGATAACGTTGATTTGCGTCGTCGTGTTAGCCATACAAATAACCGAAGCCAGACCCAGTGGATTCATATCAGAAGTATCACCAAGGATACCTGTGATGTCACCAGTCGTCGTCAGAACTTGGATAGTACCTGACAGATCCGTACGAAGAGCACGATATGCGAAGTGAACTTCACCACTCACAACACGACCGTAGATGATGAACGGATTAGGTTCAATCGAAATCTGGCCAGTCGTAGGCGCATTCGAAGCATCATAGTTAGAAGTGCTCGTGCTAGGATTCGTTTGCGGAAGAAGCTGATTATTGTAAACCTTGCGAGTCTTAACCGTGAACAGAGCCTTTTTAATTACAACAGCCCCAGCGTTTACGGCAGTGCCGACAGCAGGAGAAATCGTCAGGGTGTTCGTTGATACAGCGCTCACTGTAGCTACGAGGTCAGCATTGTTTGCACCAGCGCCACGAATAAGGATCGTGTCACCGACGATAATGCCAGTTGCAGAAGCAACGGTAACCGAAGTAGCACCTTGAGTCAGCGTACCTGGAACAGTCGTTTGAACACTCAGATCAGCCGGAAGCACGTCAGTCGTGTTCAGCGTAATGAGAGTTGAAGTCGGGTTCACAACTGCAGTAACAGTCGTATTAAACGTTTTTGCTACAGAAGCAGTATTCGTGTAGTCGATTTCGATTGCATCGCCTGGTTCAACCAGAAGAGTCGAAGTCGTTTGGTTAACGTTTGAAACTGTTGCTTTCGTGATAGCACCTGACGTAACAGCCGTACCAGCTTGAGCCGAAATCGTGAACGTCGTTCCCGAGATGTTCGAGATCGTAGCTGTCAGTGCAGCACCGCTAGCGCCTGCGCCAGCAATGGCGATGACATCGCCGATAACGAAACGCGTAGCATTGGTAACAGCCGTAACTGAAGCCGAGCCAACCGTAGTCGTACCCGTACCTACAGGAGCTGAAATATCCAGTTCGTTAGAACCAGAATAACCCAGGAAGCCGCTAACCAGCGTTTCGATTTTTGCGTTGTTCAGGTAGACTTGTACAGAAGTCGGATCCACAACTTGGCCTGGCAGTGAACCAGGAATACCAAAGGCGTTAACTACACCGGAGTTGCTGATAACAGCAGTTTTCGTAACAGTAACATTGCTTACAGTAGTGCCTGCAGCAGTGTCTGTCGTAGCTGTGAAGCCAGACACAGAAAGGACAGTTGCGCTAAGAGTACTACCTGTCGTGGAAGCCCCTGGGATAAGTAGAACGTCGCCAATAGCGAAAGGAACCGGAGTGGTAAAAGTAACCACTGCAGAACCAAGCGTCATGCTACCAATTGCATTCAATGCAGGGACGGCTGCAGTTTGAATAAGGGATGCCGTCGAACCAGCGACGTAGCTAACTACGTTATAAGCAGGTCCAATAAGGCATACTTCCAGATCAGGCGTAACGTTAGCAACACCGCCGGAACTTTGGAGTTGTTGATAAACGAGTACTGATGGAATTACATATGACATATTTGTTTCCTAAAAGGATTTTGTTACCTGCAGCCACATGGCTACAGGCGAGAATCTTGACACATTATGCTGGTATTTTAGCTTAAATTAACGCCGTCGGCTTGCATGTTAATAACGAAGCTCTTGATCTTGATACTGTCATTCTTAACCTGCCATTCCTCTTCTTTCATGTAGGGTACAGAAATAGAAACCCTGAATTTACCGTTGGTTTCAGATCCGTCATATTCACATGAACTTACCGATAGAGGAGAAGCGAAGTCTTTAAAGCCTTGTGTTTCGCATAGATACGGACGTGACCAAAGCAAAAAGTGTTGAACCATGTCCGTCAAAATTTCACAGCTGCCTTGCTGGGCCGCTTCTATGATTATAGACGCCTGGCCTGAGTAGATAACGAAGTTTTTGATATCTTTCAAACCAAATGTTTCAGACATTGTTTTGCCAGACGACATATTGTCCGTAAGTGAAAACTTATTTACTGAGTAAGAGCCTCTATCAACGAGAATCCGAGGACGCTCATTGAAAGGAATCTTGTGCATATTATTAGAATAGTCCAGCTCTACCGAGCGTTTCTTTTCGTCTGGATCCCAGTGGAAATGACTAGGATCTGTATAAGTACTAAAAAAATAACGAAGAGGACCGAGGATTAAAGAGCTTAGATCTACGGGACTAAAAAATTGGCTCATGCTGGGTAAGGCTCCAAATATTGCGTTGGGAAGTCTGGTAGGTTACGGGTTACAAGTTGGTATTCGACGTCCCCACGGCTTAATTGTATAAGTGTCAGCATTTGCCTTACCACGTTACCTTGGAGTTCAGTTGTTTTTATGTTAGAGACTTCGTAAATATCCCAGCTTCCCGTTCTGACTAATACATCTCCTAAGCGTACATCAGGCATCGATATGGTCCATGCTCCGATTGTATTTTCTTCGTCGTGGCCGATATAGTTCTTAACCTCTTGATTCGGCGTAGGATCGTACTGTAGATATAGCCGTACGGGATCAAAAAATCCACCTTGAAAACTCGTACCTAGGCATACACTGCAGTGATCGTCAGTTACCTGTTCAGTAGTAGGATTCCAGCAGCGAGTGCAACGCATTCCATAAGTCTTTTTGCGGAATAGGTAAGAGCTGATACCTGCAAAACGACTAAGGAGCCAGTATTCCCTGCGTTGGATTTCGATAGCCCGCAAAGTGACCCAATCTCGCTGATATGTGTTCCATGTGACAGGATCAGATCTGAGAGCAACATTATTTTTATCCTGAAGGATAGCTTCTACAACGTAATATCCACGATTATATTTACTGTACTCAGATGTTGTGGTATCAGCAAACGTTGTTCCAGTCAGAGGTGTAGAGTTAAGTTTTACGAAACCCGTATCCTGGACAGGAGAGAAATAAACGTCGAATATGCAATTGCCAAAGGAAGCCGGTACCGACCACTCCACGGTCACCTGTTTAAACCATTGGGGGTACACCTTGACATGGATAGCCGAAGCTCTCCTAGCCGTTTCTAGGGGCAATTGGCGGGTCTGAATGAGGAACCCCGGGGTGACTGAGAAGTTGAATGCCATATTTAAGGAGTGTCGTTCTTAAAGTACTCGGCTACTTTACGAGGAGTTGTAAGTTTGTGATGATCGCCAGGTTTGATTTTTCCAAATCTGCTTTCTATAGCCGCTACCAATCTCTGCGCAGCGATAGTAGTTGCAGCTTTGGTTTGACGGTTTTTTGGAAAAAATGCGTGATCGGGCTTCATGCTTGAATCGAAGTGCTTGTGAGTCAGGTCCATAACGATTCCTAATGCACTGTCATCAGAAAGTTCGGCTATTTTTTCAAGATACTTATTCATGGTGTTATTTTAAAAGCAAAAGCCTCCCGAAGGAGGCCTCGTTATGAAGTCGTTAGACTTTACCAAATTGGCATAATAGCCAGATCCGAGGATACGTGACCCCAACCAGATTCCATGTTCAGATTAATCTTCAGCTTCGTAGCCGCTTCCATAAACTGTTGCTGAAAGTTAGCCGCCAGGCTTTGATACAACTGGGTACGTTCTTCAATAGGGATCTGGAGACCTCCATCACTATACTCCATAGTGTTTCTAGCTAGCAAGAGAGCCTTACCATTATACGCGTGCCAAAGTGTACCCCACAGAAGTACAGCCTTTGAAGGGAAATTTTGCACGCCCATATTACCCATAGGCGGAATAGAGTTAAACGAATCAGCTGCAAAGGTCATGCATAATTCTATGAAGGTATCCGTCATTTCCTCACCTTCAATAAGGTAATTGTTGTCAGCATAGTCTGACGTATATTCTCTCACTTCTTGAGCGGTGAGAACTTGAGGCATGGATACCGACATTTAATTACTCCGCAGCGTCTGCTGCCTTATCTGCCGCCTTGCGGCCCTTCTTTGCTACGCCATTTGCTTCTTCTGCAGTCTTACCGATTGCTACCGAAACTGCTTCGCCTGACTTTTCTACTTCTGCGTTACGGCCAATTGATTCCGTACGTGAAGTGCTCTCTTTCGGAGCGTCAGTTGACTCTTTTAATTCATCGGCAGTCATACCGCGATACGAGTCCACTTCGATAATCGGAGTCGGGGCTTTAGGCAACGAGCTTACGTCCGGTTCCGACGAATGGACTTCAGCCCATTCCTTGTTAACTGCGTCGATCACATCTGGATGTTCCAGATCCGATTCCATGATTTTGGCGTAGCCGCCAACCTTGATTGAAATATAACCCGCTTTCAGAACCAGACCGGTAGCCAGTTTGTTAACGAGGTAAAAATTCTTGAATACGACTTTTGACATTTGTCATTCCTTTCTTAAGAGTTTGTAGTTTATTGCTTATTGTACATTTTGTCAATTCTGGCCAGAATCTTATTGTTCTGATATTGCATGTATTTATGCAAGCCTAGAAGACCTCCAGTCAAAGCAACACCTCCACCAACACCAAGTTTTACACGATTCTGAAATGTCCTGCCATTGCTGACCTTTGCCTTACGCGAGGCGCGGGTAGCCGTTAGACCTGTGACTTTAGCTTCATTAAGCACACGTGCCTTCGTAGCCCATTCTTTGGACGTTTTGCCATGTACCGAATCTAGCATGTTAATAGTCTTGGATAGGTATCTATTAAATTTACCTGCCATGTTGGTTTCCTGTAATTTACAGACGTATTTTAACAGAGAAGACGAACCAATGAAATTGGTATAAGAAGTATAGAAACACCCGTAGTCTATAACTCTTCCAGGAGAGACCATGAAGATTAGCGAGATGACAAACTTTGTAAGCAGAGCGCCTTGGCCTATGGTCGTGTCCATAGACAGGTGGGGGGAGAAAGATCCAGAGATAAAGAGGAAGATAGTAGCGGTAGATCGTGCGTTGAGTATGAACTACGGGGATAAAGTTGTAAAGGCATTGTTAGAAGAGTTGTTTGACTATGTAGAAAAACGGTATCTGGTAAATAGAAAACAGATGGAATCTAAAGTAGTTATGTTCCTGGCTGACAATAGGAAGAAATCAGCGTGAGAGACCCGTCCCGGCTAGTACAGCGGGATTGCCTTTTACAAGTAAATAAGGAGAGTATTATGACTGACGAGAAAAGTGGGGATCACAGCGTTTTGATGGGTATTCTCGGAATCATATTGCTAGTTGCTTTATTCGGCAGGAAAGAAGAGAAAAAAGATGAAGACAATAAATCCTCGACACCTAAATAAAGGAGGAGGTATGCTGACGCAAGAAGATATGAGAGATATTCGTCAGACGGTTGCCGAAGAAAATACAAAGGCTTTCGCCGCAGGACTCATTTCAGGAACACTCTTACTTTGCATAAGTATTATTACCCTTGCGTACTTGGACTCCAGAAATACAAGAGCCATAATTACACGACTCTAGTAAGCAAGGTAAAGTCCCGCTAGTACAGTGGGCTTTTTTTAGCTTCCAGAAATGAGAAAAGCCAGGCATTTAACCTGGCTCGTCTTAGATAGGACCACCTCCTCTCGAAGGCTTCCAAACACTGGGTTTAGAAGTTTAGAACAACTGCACCGTTCACGTTACCGATACCTGCGCCTACAGCTTCGTATGCGTGGAATTCGATAATGTCTGCTTCAGTCTTCAGGAAGACCGTAGGAGCTTGCAACTCATAGAACTGACCTAGGTAGTTCTGCGGAGCAAACACAAGTGCTTGGTTCGTCGGGAGGATGTTAGCCTTGTTCGTCGTGATGATCTTGTAACCGAAGAACGTATCGAGCGTACCTTCACCACGGAACAGATCCGAAGCGGCAGGCGAACCCACGTCAGTTGCGGCAAAAGTCAGCAGATCAGCATACATCGATTGCGTCATAAGGATACAACCAACCGGCAGCTTATTCAGAAGCATGAACTTAATACCAGCCATCAGGTTAGCTTTCGTGAAGCCGCCACCGATGGTGTGAACATTGCTGTTCGCCGTAGCGATTGACAGAATGTTGTTGTAAAAGTTTACGTCTTCTTGCTCTTGGATATCCTTAACGCTGTTTTCCTGCAGGATCGTGCGAATGTCGGTACGATACGTAGCGAGTTCGAACTTGCTCTTGCGGAAATCTTGCGACATGATCTTTTGGAAAGTCACCGGATAACGTGAAGTTTTCCAGTAACGAATTTCCGGACGGCCCAGGAATGGAGCAGTAGCTGCAACCGAATCCGGTTCTTTTTCAACGATAACCGTCGGCTCTTCCGTCAGTTGGCGATCCAGCTCTGAAGCTGTGATTTGAACCGGGGTAAGAATCTTACGGGTAAAGCCGTCTTCACGAAGCTTCTGACGTACGAAAGCTGACATAGCAGCTGAAGCTTCTTTAGTGTGACCTTGGTCAATCTTGTCGAGGAAAGATTGATTCAGGAATTGTACGTTTACGGTTTCTGTCGAATATGCGCTCATTTTAATTATCCCTATTACGCTACTTTGATTGTAAGGTGAGCGGTTTCCGTCGTAGCGCCAGCCACAACGTCAAGTACGAAACCAATAACCGGGTCAGTAGTACCGTTAGCAAGTGCCAGTTGACCACTCTTCACCGTCAGCGGCGAGCCAGGAGCATAAGCACCAGCTGCATAGTTCGAAATCTTAGCCAGGAAGTTACCCCAAAGAACAACTGCCTTACCTGCGTATGCTGCCGAACCACTATCACCATTACCGACGATTACCAGGCCTACATTGTTTGACGCCGACGCACCGGTTTTATTAACAGTGTTATCGCTCTGTTTGGTAATCCAGTCACCATTTTGCAGAGTAGCAGCAGCTGTAATCGGTTCGACGCGCTCTAGAGAACCATCGTACGGCCAGCCACGGATGATTTCTGCGTTACGTTCCATTAACATATTTGTTTCCTTGTATATGTTTCTTTTTTAAATAAGCCAAGTAAAATCATTGTTTAACTCGGCTCTAAATTTGTTCACAACATTCCTATTTTAATGCGTGATAAATGCAGTGTGGGAAAAAGGCTATTTTTCTTAATTCTTTTCGCTGCGGTGTTTCAGATGAGAATATAGTTTACCAGCGTAATATCCACCAGCCGCTTCTCCCGCCAAACCACCTGCTATTACCCCAGCAGGACCAGCGACACGTCCACCTGCAGCCATTGCAAGTAATCCTGTTGCCGTTCCAGCAACTCCACCTGCAAGGGTTCCCCCAAGTTTATCGCCTTTTTTAGAACCGGCGTAACCAGATATCATTCCAAGAATGGCGATTTTTTCAAGATATCTATTTGACATTTTAATAATAACCTTGTGAATCATCCTTCTTGCTAAGAGCAGCAGCACCAATACCTGCAACAGCCACACCAGCACCTACTTTACCGACCGTAGAACGAGCGCGGCGAGTAGCGAGTTCAGTACTATCAATACTTCCTTGCATACCAGCAGCGTGAGCCTTAAGCTTTTCAGATCGGGATGCATTGTGATCGGCAATGGTTTGCATACGTGGTGTAGCGTGAACCTTGTTCTGGAAGTCCTTGGTATAGGCATAACCAGCTTGGTTCGAAGTAGGTTTCATAGCAGCTTGAGTACCGAAAGTTTTAGCTTTGCCCTCTGCACGTCCTGCAAGATTCATAGCACGGCTTTGCTGCGACTGAAGACCCCGCAGTTCTGTACCACTAGCCGTGCGAAGTACCCCCGGAACCTGCTTTGCAACACCCACTGCCTTCGATGCGATATCGGCAAGGCTTGCGATTTTTTCAATGTATTTGTTTGTCATGTTTAACTTAGCATGAATTCAAGAAGGGGATCAGTCTTAGGACGTGCTACACCTACGCCATTGCCCATACCCCAGGGTTCTTCGATAGCCGATGCAACCTTCATCAGAAGCTCGGGTGAAACGCTTTGTAGTTCAGCGAGATCTTCTTGGGTAAACTGAGCAGCAGAAGCAATTTTGTTAAGCTGTTCAGGCATATGAGCCACAGCTTCGATGTGATCGAGTTCTGACTGATGTACCGAAGCTTGTTTTTCGATATCGCCCTTAAGGCCAGCGATTTGTGTCTCAAGAGCTTCGATATATTCAGCAGCCTTCTGCAGGAGTTCTACAGTAGGGTTCGATTCATCTGGAAGTGCAAAGCTCGTAAGTTCTGAAATATTAAGGTTAGCAGCCTTGACCAATTTCACAGCGTCTTCGTGGTCGATGCCTTTCATGGCCAAAGCTGAAGCGGCTTCTTTTTCCATGATGTGCTGAGCTACTTGATATCGTGCGTCTTTATCGCTATAGCCAGCTTGTTTAAGATGTTCTACAGCAACTGCTTCCGGGGTCGAAAGACGAACGTCTTCCGCGTGTTGCATAAGAATTGAGGATAGTTTAGTCATTTTCGTCTTCACTGTGGACTCTGCTGAATCCAGCATTTTCGAGTCGTCTATTGTAATCTTTGGTGTTAGCGATACGGGCACCGAGGCCTAGTCCAAGCACTGCACCGAGAAACTTATTCTTGAAAAGCCGTGACTTTCCAATATTTGTCAGTCTTGATGCATGGGTTGCAATGGACGGATCCAAATGCGCATTTGCAGCGGTACTAGCCAAATACGGAAGCATAGTTGCCTTCGTATAAAAATGGCCTGCCGTTCCGCCTAGCGTAGCTCCACCTAGAGCCCACGCTGCAGTTTGAACCGGATGGATACCTTCCGCATTTTCAAGTTTTGCAAACTCTTCACGATTCAAATGGAGCTTATCGACACCATACCAACTCTTATCATCGGGATGCGGAGCCATCGAATACGACTCAGCTACCTTTTCAAGATACTTGTTTTTCGACATGTTTGTTGATCGCTTTATTTAGTTTAACACCGGCGAAATCAGCAGCCAAACTTGTAGCGCCAGTCAATGCCAAAAGTTTTGCATTATGCATATGTCCTGCACCTTCCCCTATAATTTTGGGAGAGAGTTTTTGCACTCCAAAACCTGTACCTGCACCGATACCTCCGATTATTCCAGTATCAATAGCGTCGTGTTTCCAATTAGATTCCTGTTCTTGAGCAGCTTTATGTAATGCTGCGCTAAGAAGAGTTTTATCCCCGCGAACTAATTTTGAACCTGGTGAAACAACTTTAGATGGTTTCGCAACTTTGCCAAGTCTTGCGCCGACTCCCCTGGATGCCAAATTCGGAAAAGCCATTCCTGCAATTTTTTCCAAATATTTATTCAATTATTTTCTCCAAGAAAAAAAGCCCCGCCCGTAATGTTGTACAGAGCGGGGCCTTAATTTAAGTCAGACTACGGATTAATAGCCGTACAGTTGAGTCGATTTAGCGTTAACCATTTCGATTGCGCTGTCGAAGTCAACGCCGTTAGCGATGAGCATGTCAAGAGCAGCCTTCTTTTCACGGCCAACAGCATATGCACCAGCGGCTGCACCGGCAGCAGCGCCACCAGCACCTAGTTGGACAGCCTTGTTGTTAGCCAGAGCCTTGAACGAGCCTTGGGTAGCTTGAGCCTTAACGCGGTTAGCGTCAAACGCTACGCCATTAGCAGTCTTCTTTGCAGCTTGTGCAGTACGACCTGCAGCAACGCTTACCTTGCGGCCAGCACGAGCAGCCATACCGGCAACCGAAGCGATCTTTGTCAGTTCAACAGCTGATTCGAAGTCATAGCCTTGTTCGATGAAAGCGTCGAAAGCGGCTTGCTTGACTTGCGTTTCTTCTTCTTGTTCGAGTTCGAACGCAGCTTCTTTAACCAGGTTCACAGCGGCGTCGAAGTCGAAGCCTTGGCTAACGAGTTCAGAAACAGCTGCTGCCTTTTCTTGCTGGTCAGCATCGACCCAACCCGTAACACCACCTTGGTTAGGAGTCTGAGCAGCAACTTGTGCGCCTTCTTCCTTAGCAACGCCAGCAGCGGGGTTTTGATCAACCGGAGCAGCACCATGAGCCATAGCGTCTGAAACGATTGAATCGAAAATTTGGTTGATAGTACCACCATTACCACGACCATCCGTACCCGGTTGGTTTTGGATAATGCTATCTTGTTCTGCTACTTGAGCAGCCAGGTCTACCTGGGTCTTGTTCGGAACACCACTGGCAATGCCATTCATGGTGTTTTGGTCACCGACTGAAGCCAGCTTCTCAAGAAGAGCTTCGGCCAGAGCCTTACCTGCGTCAGCAGCTTGTTTGTTCATAGTATCCTCTGTATTAACTTGATCAAGTTTAATGGATGCAACTTTTTGCATTACTTCTTTAGCCAAGGCGGCACCTTTTGCAGCTGCTTCCTTAGTTTGTTCGTCGTCTTTCTTCTTGTCGTCTTTTTGTTCGACGGCATTTTCTTTCTTAGCAGCTTGGTCGGCTTTGCAAGCAGTATCTAGTTCTTCATCCGCTTTACAAACTGCCGTCTCGGCTTTTTCTTCATCTTTCTTTTCATCCTTCTCTGACTTTTCGCTGGCGGACTTAGTAAGACCGGCGCTTTTTTCAAGATCCTGGATGAGATCATCAAGACTTAGATTCATCATGACTAATATCCCTTTTTGAACGAGGCCACTGGATTGTAGCCTTTTGAAAATCTTCAGTCAATCTATTTATTCTGAATCAACTTTAGCATTGCCGACTTGGCTAATTTGTAAGTCAATTTGTAGTCAGAAGCAGATTTAACTAAAGGTATTTTAACACCATCTGAAAGCTTGTTCAATTCCTGCTCTTTCATTTTCTTCTCAATTACTTGAGTAATGAACCACTTTGCAGCGAGAGCAGCACCGCCGATTGCTACGATGGCATTGAACACACGCAAGAGTTCAGACTTTTGTGGAGCGTTAGCCAGATTCTGTTCTCTGAACCTTTCATAAACCGTCGGTTCGATATGAGGACCATTTCCGCTGTACCCTACGTTTGTACCTTGCATATATCCATACATCGATGCTTGCTTATTCATAGCTACACGGCTTTCTACATAATCCGGCAGATACGAAGAATCTTCCATGTGTGGAAGAAGCGCATGCACAATTCCTATATTAGGTTCTGTAATTTCACCGAAGTCACGATCAAAGTCCATCAGTGCAGAAGTACCTGATTTATTCACATAAGCAGCAGCCATAGGGCCGATGCCCTTAGCTTCGTCACCGAGGATCTTGCGACCAATCAGTTCTGCCAGAAAACCCAATGAAGGGCTAATACCAAGATGACCCAAGGTGCTAAGAACTTCATTAAGCTTATAGTTTCTAAGAACGTCGATAACGTCACCTTTCGGATCAGAAACTCGTGATACAAGATTATCAAAACTAGGATCAGCAGATACAACATCACCATCGACCTCTTTTAGTAATTCTGATAGCTTCTTTAACGACGCGGCTTTGTGCATCGTAATTTCAGATAGGCCAGCCATCATGGCTTCATCTACAGAACCAACAACTTCAGCTGTTGATGCAACTTTCTGTAGAACAGAACTCGTTACGTCGGCAGGGCGGAATACGATAGAGATATCGAAGAATCTAAGCGGAGCCAGATTCAACGCCATAACCTTGCGGCCATCTGGATAAATTCTGCCAAGCTGTTCGCTCAAGTGTTCACAATACTCTTCACGAGTCTTAGCCTTGTTACTGCAAATACTGCAAACGTCGAATGGAGTACGGCAAGCCATAGAAGTCTTAGGCCAATCACCGCTTTCGATCTTGTCGACGATGTCAGGGGCCTTGTCATTCCACAGTTCGGCAATAAGCTCAACACGATGCATTCTATCGTTATAAACGGAATAGATAACACGCCCGATAGCAATTTCAGGGTTCTTGTTTACGTGGTTGCGGAAGATATGGGCGGGTGAAGTCTCAAAGGTATTGTGATAATCAATGAGATTCGATTCAGGGAAATAGTCTGCGTTACGGTTGGCACCATAGAATTCACCCGCGCCCATAGCGAGGATGTGCAGATATGTCTTTCCATGAATAGGAGTGATTTTGGATGCGAATTGTTGAATACGAGAATCCGCAGCCTGTTTGATGAGACTGCCTGTAAGGTCTCTGTTGTCAAGAATCGTAACCTGGGGTTCGTCTTGGTAAAAAGAAGAGGTATCGATCAGTTTTGTTAGCATATTTATATTTTACAGGCAGTTACTACTTAAATACGAATGTATTTGTTTTGGGTACCAGCAGCTTTCTCTTGTTCGGGCAACTTAACGTGAACATTAACGCTCTGTCGTTTCTTCAAAGCCTCTGCGATATCTTTCAATTGATCTAAAGATTTACTTTCCACATCCGCCATGTGATTTCCTCGATGTTTGCTCTCTATACCATTGGCTAGATTCGCAACACCTAGCCCAAGACCGGTAGCAGACATACCTAGACCAATCTTGGAGGTTGTTGAACTTCTCTTCCAGCCTTTAGCGAAGCTCTTTCCGAACTCACTTAGACTGGCAATTTTCTCTAGGTACTTATTCATGGTTAAACAAACGCTTTAGGATTAACCGAACCGTTGTCACGATAGCGGCCTTCAAGATCCGTAAGACTCTTAATAGTCATCAGATCGATACCGTCACCTTGAACTGCGTTCGTAAGGATCGATTGTAGCAGATTCGGATCCACTGCAACCAGCGGAGCAAATCTGTAAATCGTATCGGCATACTTTTCAACCTTAGCAGGGTTCTGATCACGAAGGAATGATGACGAAGCAATAGCATGTTGCAAGGACTTAAGGAAGCGTTGGTATCTAAATTGGTCAGTTACGAAACGGTAACCAATCATCGCACCACCAACTGCACCATGAGAAACAATACCGCCAATACCCTTACCAAGTTGGCCAGCGATATTGTCCGTAAATTCACGGCTGATGTCTTGCTCTGAACGTGGGTTAGCCGCTTCTTTTTCCAGAAGTGCTTCTTTTTCCATCAAAACATGAGTGATGAAGCCTGCTACGAATTGGTCGGCGAGATCTTCATTGCCAGCGAATTTTTCAAGACCTAGCTCTTTAACTTTTTCTAACATTTGAATTGTCCTTTGTTTACTTTAATTAATCACGTTGAAGAGCTGACCATACGTCATTGCTTCTTCCGGTATGTGAATCTGTACCTGGGTCATACAGAGCCGCGTCCATAACTGGGTTAGCTGCTTTCCATACGCCCTTTAGAGCAGAACCTGAAGTCTTGCCAACAGCTTTGGTAACTGCAACCGCCTGTGACTTTTCGCCAGCGCCAATAATAGCTTGGGTATTCGTTTTAACACTTTTGATTGCTGCATTTCCGACGGCTTTACCCGCTTCAATAGGAGTCTTTGCAACTCTACCAGCTACGTAACCCGCTGCATAGCCAGGAGCACCAATAGTTTTGTTAACTACGTTTTTTGCACCGGCACTAACATTATTCATCGTGTTAACGAATGAATTGGTTTTGATGCCTTGAGTCGTTTCTGCAGCTTGCTTTTGAAGACTCGATCTTTCACGTTGTTCACGAACAAGTTCACGAGCTTGCTTATATAGATTCGAGAAATTAGTAACGTCCTTCAGTTGGGCTTCTTTGAAAAGACCAACACCTGCGAGGTCACGATACTTCTGAACTGAGCCTGAAACAAGGACCGACAATTCTTTGAATTCCTGTTCACTAGTTACACAAGCCAGCTTATCCATCCACTTCTCATCTTTGCCAATAGCCTTAGCCGTCTTGACAAGAGTATCAACAACAGTAATGCTTTCGATTTGTAGACGTTCAAGTGATTCCTTATTAGCGGAAGCTTCTTTTACGAAGTAAGTAATCTTTTCACCGAATTCCAGTTCACGCATTTGATATGCAGAAGCTGTCTTTTCGATGTTTTTATTTTCGACGCTAATAGTTGCTGCCACTTTTTCCTGGAAGTTATCAGGAAGCGTAGCCGAAGCCATGACTTCAGCGTACTTTGCAAGCGGGAACTCTACCGTACGGTCTTCGCTCAACTGCAGTACTTTCAGATAAGCGATGTTGTTTGTTGATTCAACAGCACGTTTAACCTGTTCTTCATTCAGTTCATAAGCTGCCGCTTGTTTAGCCAAGCCGACGCTTAGTGGAACTTTGTTATTCAAGAAGTCTTCGACCGCGCTGATCGAGATATCTCGGAGTTGTTCAGGGCTGATATTTGCCATGTTTTTATCCTTTACGACCTTTACTGGTCTTCACTATTTTAGTCTTGAGACTCATGAAAGGCTTACTCTTCGGAACCTTAAGGGGCTTCTGACCAGCCCGTACCTGGAGCTGGCCTCCTTTCTTTCTAGCAGCTATTTTTTCTAGGTATTTATTCATTTTCTTCAGATGGCGGTTCTGATTCTCTATCGTCTAAGTCTTGACCTAGATCACGTGCTGGTAGGTCTGTAAGCTCTTTGATATCGAAGTTGTCCAAGCTATCGAAGCCCTGGAAGTCAGGTACAACTTCGCGGATTGCGATCTCTAGATCCTTCTTAGCAGCGCCTGCGTCCGTTGTCCATACCTTCAACAGTCGAGCTATGTCCATGCTTAATTTGACCCATTTTGTAGCTTCCTTAGATGCTTCTGCAACGTTTCCGCTGAACATAGCTTCACGGGATTTATAAAGACAAGTAGTGAAAAGATCAACAAGTCCATCGACAGGAGATACTTGAACGGCTTTTCCCATTCTCCAAGCAATAAACTCCAGGCCTTGCGATAGAGCCCAGAGTTTCAGATTAGCTTCATTTTTATCACGAACGTCGAGAAGCTCCATTTTTGTAAGCTTATCGCATTCAGTGACGTCATAGAAGATAGCAGAATACATCCGGATTACTTCCACTGGAAGCTCTAGGATGTGGGAGATAGCTTCGAAATCGTTGGTACATAGAAGACTAGCTTCTACGTATCCTTTTTTTAATTTCGATTCTTTAATAGGACACGCCTGTAAATAGGCGTCACGCTCAGGCCCTTCAACCCCCGAGAGAATTATATCTACAAGGGGGTCTACGTTTCTGACGTTGTTACGAATATGAAGCTCTCGTTGATTTGGTCTCATTGCTCATGGTTACTCTTTGACGGCCATTTGTTTGCCCGGTGCCTCAGTGTCGATAGAGTCCGCAGTAGCAGCATATTCCTTGAGCTTGATGTAGTTATCACCTAGCAGACGATATACAGTCTTCAGACCTGCAAGGAATGCATAAACCTGATCTGCGTCGTTTGCTTCTGCAAGACGACTAACGTGAACACGAGCCATGAACAGAGTACGGCCCAGCTTGTCAATGGCTTGTTCGATTTCCGGAAGGTATTCTTCGATCAACTCGAACATGTCAGGAGCTTGAAGCAGTTCCGAAATAATGGTTGCTTCCGTTACCTGAGCGTCGTTAGTAGCAAGTGCATTCTGAACGTTAGGAATAAACTGACCGTTAGGCTGATAAGCCCCGTTCATCGTAACTTCATCAGGATCAATACCAGTTTGGTCTTCGTCGCCATACTGAGGCATGTTACCGTCGTCTTGGGCATTCGTAAATCCAGCACGTTTAGTCATGTAAACCTTAACGAACTTGATTTCTTTAGCCTGCTTGACAAAGCTCGATGCCACTTCAGGATCGATTCCTTCATCAACAACCAGACGTTTCATAACATTGGCTTCAGCGCCAGCAGTCTTGCCGTTAATAGCGAATTCAACACCATCGTAACCGATGTTCATTTCATCGCCGAGCCATTGAATGTCATGGATATGACGCTTACGACTTGCAGCATTAACGTTGACTTCCAGTTCGGAACTCAGATTCTTCTTAAGCTTGATAACGATTGAGTTGAAAGGAATATAGATTTCCTTACGCTCGTACGTGCCACAAACATTGATATTGCCTGGAACATTACGATACCCGAATAGAGTCAATGCCCCATATCCAGAATCATATGATGAACCCTTTACTTCTACACCGTAGCTGCTCAGAGATACTCGGCTTACCGAAATCGGACCAAGGAATTCACCTGAATTTAGCACGATGACAATTGTATCACCGCTCTCAACGTCTTTCAACATAAGGGGCGGATTGTAATCAAACATTGTTTTAAGAACAGTTCTACGATCAAGAGTTTCACCTACTGCGATAAAACCTTCGTCCAGAGCATAATCACCAGTTGTAAACAATGCCAGAGTCGAACGGGGTGCGTCGTAATCCCCACTCACACCTCTTGGGCGAGAGCCCAGAGTATACATTTTAGGAATGTATGCTTCACGAGACGTACCATTAGAAAGCATAATTTCAAAATCTCTATCTCCATCAAGATTTGTAACGTTACGGAACGTACCTGAAGTATTGAAATTTTGCACTGCAACGGCAACACGCGCATAAGGCTGTTCGCCCGATACGTGATAACCGTCGTTCAGGATTGAGGAGATCTGATCTTGGGTCATTGCCGGATTTGCATCCGTAACAACTGAAATAGGTACAGCATTAGTAACAGCGGCCAAGCTTTGCGGACGGTTTTTAAGTACGTCGAAAATGGCCTTGAGTCCATACATTTCATCAAGGGAATCATATACCGATTTTTCGGCAGCGATTTTCTCCATTGTTGCTTGTTTAAGATAGTCAGGCAATGCGGCCATGAACTCAGTAAGACGACTTGAGCTGGCGTAAACATGCTTGCCTGTACGCGGCGGATTAATCATGTCCGCAACGCTAGGATTACCAACGACAGTCTTAGGAATGTCAGTAGGCTTACCTTGGTCCATTTGGCTCGACGAAGTGACGAGCATGACCGTTTTCTTTGTCAGCGGGAAAAACCGCTTTTCCGAGTCAAAGAAGATAGAGTCGATAGGGTATACGTTATCGTTCTTTGAAACGACAGGGATGAAGAAGATTTCAGTACCGACTCTCAGTACGAAAACGCCGACCTGAATGCCAGTGTCATCTTGGAGTTCTTCAGAAACGTCCTTAAACGTGATAATGTAATTTCCTAGCTCCGGAACGGTTTGAAGCAGTTTTGCAAGAGCGATGTCGGAGAAATCCATTTATAACAGTCCTTTGAAATTGAGCTTAATTATGCACGTATTTTAGCAGAATAAGCCATATTTAGTCTACGCTGATTTTAGCACCCAGGCGGATGCTGATTGTCGCCAGAAGCTATTGTAATAGCACCTGTACTTGTTGATCCCGGATTTGATACCACAACGCCACCTGATCCATTAGCCTTATTAAAGGCATCTCCATAATAAATACTGGCGACATAGGTAGATGTCAAACTCCCATTACCTCTATCTGTAGTAGCAAGTCCAATATACGCCTGAAATGTTGCTTCCATGCGACTATTATACGTGAACTGCCCGATACTGAATTGATTTCCTGATTGTTTCACCGCTTTATATTTGGATTCCAGAACAACCAGCCCTGCGAGGATCTGGTTTGAAACTGTAGCTGAGCCGTTGAACTTTACAGAAAGGCTTTCGCCTGGATTCACACACAGCACGGATACAAGATCAGGCCTTGCTGTTTCAATAAGGCACTTACCAGTTTTCTGAGATGCGCCTTTAACCTGGTTCCAACCCATCGTTTGAAGAAGACCCCATGCTCTGAGACCTTGATCAACATTGACAGATTGTTGGTTGATACCTCTACCGATAATAGTTTGAACTGCGCTAGAGTTCATATAGTCTCTAGCACCTGACGAATTGATAACACTCAAGGCTGGACCTTGAGCATTAACGTTGAAGTGACTTTCGTATTGGATTTGAGCCAATACCAGTTTAACGATATCGGTCTCTTTTCCCAGAGTGTTCGCAAAATATTGGCTAAGGAGTTGAGATATCGTAGTAGAGCAAATCTGCTTAATAGAGTTGTCTACTACTGGACCTGTAACTGCACCACTTGCCATTAGTACTGTCCTCCTTCACCTTCGCCAAATTCATTACCGATAATGTACGGGGTAATAGGCTCAGTGCTATGAAGATCTGATTCTGCACCAACTGCAGCGCTTTCACGAAGCGTATTCTTAAGACCAGAGAACGACAGTTTCGAAACCCAGTTATCATCAAGCAACTTAGCCGTCTTAAGACCAGGAACGATAGGGATTACTTTCAGTCCGGTCGATGCTACTGGAACCTTTGTGACACCACGTTCACGCAATTCCTGGATGTGGTTACCGTCAAGCAGCGTACCTGCTGTAAGCTCATGCACGCCTTTGGCCAGAAGCTTACCTTCTGCGTTTTCGAGAGGCACGTCACCATGTGTATCAGAGAAGTATTTACGAACCGTGTTTACATCAATCTTTTGACCGGGTAGGAAGCCAGTTTCACCTGGATCTACGACTTCAACGTGCTTGACCAGATTCTTTGCGATCATTTCGAAGTGACGAGGATCTAGATCTGAACCGTAAATACCACGAAGTTCATGACTCATATAAAGTCTTCCTGCCCCAAGGCCTTTAAGACCTACGAGTTTACGGGGATTAACAACGCCAGTAGAAAGCGAATCGCCTTTCAGAACCTTATCACCTACTGAAACTTTTAGGTTTTGGATGCGCGGAACGAAATGGGACTGTTCATTAACAAATACCTGATGGTCACCAAGAGGAGTTTGCTTGATTAAAGAGACAGTTCCGTTAATACCCGAAATAGTAGCTTCGTCCTTGAAGTTTTCAGCCGGATTGCGTAGAAGATTAGAAGCCTGTTCATACGAATTGCCTTTACGAGCGCCTACCGATGCTTTGTGCTTAGTTGCAAGCATAGACTGCGTAAGAACTTCTGACACAGATTGTGCTGCGATAACGCCGACGTTTTCGCCAATTTCAGCAGGTTTTCCATTCCCCATAAGACCGTAGCATTTCTTGCAAACGCCTTGATGAGCTTCGCAGGTAAGGACACTACGAACCTTTATGCTCTTGGCTCCAGAGGCAACCTTTTCTTTGTAGTAAGCTTCGTCGATAAGCGTGTTAGTGCCCGCTTCGTATCTACCGATAGCACCTTTTTTGTCAGATATCGGAAGAAGAATGCCATTGGTGGTTCCGCAATCATCAATAGTGATAACTTCGTGGAATACAGTTGGGGACAGCTCTTTAAATAGAGCGCCCGGTAGAGCCGTTGATAGTTGAGACAGAACCGTAGATCCACGTCCCATGTACGACATCGCTATCAGTTCAGCTGGAGTCATACCTTGGGCAAAAGAATGCTTAATAACGAACGGTACTAGTTCGCCCTTCAAGTTAATCGACATAAGAGGCGTTGAAGTACCAGTTGCAAGCTGAGTAGGATTACCACGAGCACCCGTCTTAGCCATCTTTGCTGCGGTAGAGCCTCGTGACATAAGGTGATCTATATTTTGTTTTTCAATCTTCCCATTGTACTCTCCAGTTAGGTTACCAAGAGCTTCGTTTTCTTCTTTTTTAGCCAGCTTCCTAGAGAAAATCTGATTAACCTTTGTCTGGAATTCATCGATGATTGCTTGGCGTTCGTCAGATTCGTTGATGTAGTCAGTTAAGGGCGTGGTTGCGCCAATCTCAGTAGCCTTGTTGAAGAACTTTTTACCGAGATCATTTATGGATTCGTGAGAATTAGGACCGCCATGTTTAAGCAGGACGTTGACCAGATCCGAAATACCTTTTTTATCTAAAGGGCGATACAGATCAAAATTGTCCCGCGCTTCCTGAGTTGGAAGTTCGGATTTGAGCTTGATAGCTCCAGGCGTTGTATATTGTTCAGTCATGTTTTCGGAGGTTAAAAATCACCTCCTATTTTAGCGACTTTAATGGTATAAGTACAGTACGGAAATAATATCCACCTCATTTTAGGGAGGCATCATGAACGGTGCATGGCGTATTGAAATGACCGAAGTTGAGCATGGCTGGGGTCCGAGACCGGATGGTTATTTGTACTCTTTAACCAAGGAAGCTGTTGAAGCAAGAGCAAAGCAGCTTACCGAAACTAAATGGAAGGGAGTAACCATTCTCGCTGGCCGTGCGGAGTTCATCCCCATCTCGGCAGAGCTTCACTTGGATCTGATGGAAACCGTGTGTATCAGTACGGCGGTCGGCAAGAAAAAGGGTGATTTGACAATCGTCGGTTAATCGCAGTAACACATAGGGGTGAGCTATGTATGCAGTATATCGGATTCAGATTGAAGAGTATCAACCGGGCTTTGGCTGGATCGATGACGGCTGTGTTTACAGCACGGATCAGATCAAGTTGAAGAACGAAGTCGAACGACGTCTTACTTCCTGCTACCACAACCAGGAACGTGTCCGTGCAGGCACGTCGCAGATCGTCGTGGTTCACGAAACGTTTTTGCGTGACCTGAAAACCACGCCGGTGCTTTCGACCATGAAGGGCTTTCACCCGGCTGATCTCGGGCTTCTCAAAGACTACAAGGAGAAGGTAAAGCATAAAAGCTTTCCGTCTGCACAGTTTCAGTATTTGAGAAACACTCGTATCTGAGGAAAGGGCTGTGAGACTAATAATCTCCAGCCCGTTTTTTTAAGTAAATCGAGGATCTGTTGGTATAACGTATGTAAAGCCCATTTACCTTTCTTTTACTTTTTTAGGTTAATGGAATTTCATTTCTGTAATTGGATTATAGTATGGCTTTTAGAAAACCTGCACCAACGCATAAAGATGCGCCTGAAATTGCTAAAGCCGTTCTTCCGGCTCCTGTAAATCCTCTAGCTGCAAATGTTAATCACTGGGTCCCCGTTCCTAAATTTCAAGCGGACTATGAAAAACTTTGCAATGATATGCATTCGGAGATCAATAAGACTTTTAAGGAATCTGGATTTTCATTTTACCTCAGACCTTTGTATAGATTTACAGATAATCCGTCTGGTGTCAGCTACGTAGAAACTATTACATTTTCCCTTGAAGTTTCTTATTATAGCTATGGAAAACAACAAACCATAGAATTCATGAGTTTGATTATCGATCATTTTAAGCTTGATACGCTTACGGCTAGAATGAGTCATGACAACAACAGAATTGAATTTATGTTCAAAGGGGTGAAAGTTGTAATTCACAATTTTGGTCCTGAATTCCGTGAAGTGGGATGCTATCCAGAAAACTATATCATTTCAATGCTCAACGGGTTTGAAGGCGAATTCCTTAAAGTGGTTCAGCATTTTCTTAGAAAGTTTGGTTTTGATGTGGACTACATGGGGCGTACCCAATTCGTCCTTAAAGATGAAGACGAGGAATATAAGCGTTACATCGTAAACACTACCAATATGGAAACTATCACTAAGCTTCTTGGCGCTTCAACTAAGAACTACGGAAGCTATGGATACTTCAGATCGAGGATGGAGATAGCCCAATGGTTCATGGGTTCGAAATATATCAGTAAGTCTTCGTTTGATATTGACGAGGACAATAACTATATTGGCCCTGCTGATTATTATGGATCTAAGCTGTTTAAGGAACTCGTCGAAATTATCCAGACGAAATACGCTGACCATAGACATACTCCCGAAACTCTGCCTGAAACCATCCGTAAGTATCAAATGAAGCTTTGGCAGGAACGGAATCCGAATACGCATAAGTCCATGATCTCCGATTCTACAAACTTCAAAGAACTCAAAATGATTCGTGCCAAGTACAACGACGATCTCATTACCGAAGTTACCGGAGTTACGGAACCGGAAGCAGTAGGTATCGTTAAGAAGGCATTTGAGAAACACATTTCCCAGAAGGAAGATTTTGCTTTCTTTGTTCTGAGTTCTTCGGATGAAACGATTCGTGAAAAACTGACTTCGTATCGTCAGAGCTTTGTAGCTTAAGTTTTAAAATAGTCTAGACGTGGTATAATGCGTCTAGGCTTTTTTTAGCTTTTCAAAGGCACTTTAGAATGTTACAACCCAATGATGAATTCCTTTTCACCCGGCAACGTCACGAAGCTGATGTAATGGGCCTGCACTACGATCTCCGACTAGTTCATGGAGATAAGGCGTACTCCTTCGCAACGCTCAAAGACATGCCTGGTCCAGGTGAAATCATTGCAGTCTACGAACAGCCTGTTCATGACAGAGCATATGCGCTAAGCAAGAAAGTGGTTATCCCTACTGGTCAGTATGGCGCTGGCGTTACTCATTTAGATTGGGTTAGAAAAGCAATGGTAGCTCCACACAGTACAGAAACCTCGCTGGTTATATTCACCAAAGATGGTCAGAAGTTCCTGCTTAAGAAATCTCCGACTAAAGAAAATGAAAAATCATGGATTTTCAGGAACATTACGGGAATGGGTAAAAGTCAGAACCCTTACCTTAAGAAAATAGAAGAAGGTATGGACAAGCAAGCATCGTTTATCGGCGGTGCAATCGCTACTCACTTACTTCAAAATGTAGCTACAAATGTGGCTTTGGGAAAACGTCGTGTGTCACGCTATCTGGCCAATTCGTTTGCCCAGGGCGCTCGCGGTGTCGTAGATAATAGCATCAAGGCTAGAGCGCTGCGTACCGCACTTGGCGCAACTCTGCCAGATATCTCCGTGGCTCATAAGTCAATGCATGATCTAGGTCGTGCCGTAGGTGGACTTACTGCCCATGCAACTCCTCGTCAACGAGTAGCTGTTAGAATGCTTACGCAAGGTCGGTTCAACGATCTAAAAAAATACGATTTGCATAGAGACCCTGTGGTACAAGCAGTTCATAACCATGTCAGCAAACATCTCGGTCTACCTTCACTTGACCATGTTATGAGTAAAGCCGATGATGTGGCTAAGTTATGGAAAGACAAAACCCATCCGTTGCTTTCCAATATTGCAACCAATATTACGAAAGGTGCAAAGCCAGAGGGTAAGCATTTTGTACCGGGACATCTTACTGCAAAACCAGGTTTGACGGGCGCAGTTGCAAGCTTTGCTATCGACCCCGCTGCGGGTAGTTTAAATACAGCCAAGAATCTTATGGCTAGTAAAAAGGTGGCTAATAACAAGTACGGTAAGAAAGTGGTTGATATGTTGAATAATCAATTTATCAAGAAACCGATTAAAGCTGGAGTGGAATCTGAAGGTCGTATTTCACAGTTAAAAAATAGAGCTTACAAACTAGGGGTTAACCCTCTTTCAGCTCATCTAAAAAGAACATCGTCGGCGTTAACCGATGTTCTCAAGGATTAATTCCAGCATATTAATACCAATATAGCAATCGTTATTATTACATCTATAGGATGATGTAATAGAATTTGAAGTAGTGACATGATAACCTCCAGGTTTAGTACATTACTTATACCAATTTAGCATATAGGCAAATGAATAAGTATCTAGAAAAAATAGCCCGGAAACAGAAAAGCGACCTTCGGCCAAACCAGATTGACGCACTTGAACATCTTGAAAAAGAGAAAGGCGTTGTCCTTCATCATAGCCTTGGTAGTGGCAAGACAAAAACGTTCCTTAAAGCTGTGGAACATTACCAGAACGAAAATCCGAAGAAACGAGCGTTGGTTATTGCCCCGGCGAGCCTTGTTACTAACGTTGACAAGGAATTGCTCAAGCACAAGATCAACCTTGACAAGAATAGGCTTGACGTCATGAGCTACGAGAAGGCAGTAAACGAAGCTCATAATCTTCGCAAGAACGATTACTCGATCGTAGTTGCCGACGAGGCTCACAGACTTCGCAATACGAATACTAAACGTACCAAAGAGCTTCGTGACATTATCAGCGGAGCGGATCGACGTCTTCTAGCTACCGCTACGGGTAACTACAATAAGCTGTCTGATATTTCAGCGCTCGTTAACATCGCTGCTAATGACAATGTTCTTCCTGAAGATTCTAAGAAGATGGAAGAGCGTTACACTAAGGACGAAATTGTCAAGCCTGGGTTTAAAGAACGGCTTCTTGGTGCTAAACCTGAAGCTGTTAAAACACTTGACCGTCGTAAGGAACTTAAAGAAGCGCTTCAGCGGTATGTGAGCTATTACGATAGCAAGGATGATCCTGAAGCTAAAGATCATTTCCCTTCCAAGACTGAAAAGAACGTGGATGTAGAAATGTCCCCGGAACAGTTGAAGTATTACAAGTTTACTGAAGGTAAAATTCCGTTCCTGCTCAGAATGAAGATTCGTCACAACCTTCCGTTGGACAAGAAAGAAAAGTCGAGTCTCAATGCCTTCTCGACAGGCGTGAGACAGGTTTCCAACGGCTACAAGCACCTCAAGGCTGATGGCAAGGGTGAGTACTCACCTAAGATCCAGAAGGCCGTAGCGAGCCTCCAGGACGGTCTGAAGACGGATAAGAACTTCAAGGCTCTCGTGTATTCAAACTATCTCGATGCAGGTCTGAAGGATTATTCAAAACGACTGCAAGAATTAAAGATCGATCATGCTATTTATGATGGTTCGTTGTCACGAAAAGAGAAGGATGAATTAGTTAAGCAGTACAATTCCGGTAAGAAGAAGATTCTGTTGATCTCTTCGTCTGGTTCAGAAGGACTTGACAGTAAAGGCACCAAGCGTGTACAAATTCTTGAGCCTCACTTTAACAAGAGCAAAATCAATCAAGTAGTTGGCCGTGCAGTTCGTTTCGGAAGCCATGACCATTTACCCAAAGAAGAACGCAAAGTAGAAGTTGAGCATTTTCACAGCGTACATCCTAAGCCGCTTTGGGGTAAGACGCCGTACAGTATCGACAAGTATCTGTCAGAGAATTCTGATACGAAGCAGGACCTGTTTGACGAAGTTAAAGATTTGATGAAGAAAGATGACTAATAAATACCTAACCAAAATTGCTTCTGACCTAGCTACGGCAGAGAAGAATGAAAAAGACGAAAACGATGATGTGAAGAAGTACTCCGAAGAATTGAAGAAAGCCAGAAATCCGAAACTCGTCGCAGCGTTGAAGTTTGCGTTACCAGAAGAAAAACAACACAGGGCTAAATTTGAGGCTGCTGTTGCAGCTATCAAACAAAGAGATCACTGATGAACAAGTACCTAGAAAAAGTAGCAACCGAACTTAAGGAACCAGCTAGCCCTGAGGGGCTTGGCTTTGACTTGTCTAAGGGCGATGAAAAGGAACTGTATAAATGGCTTACAGCGGTGACTCTTTTTTCTAGACCTATTCAGCGTTCTGTAGCAGGTATGGCTGCAAAACATATGGCAGAACAGGGGTTCCACTCACCTGAAGCTGTTGAATCAGCTGGTTGGGAGAATCTTCGTGACAACCTGGTCAAAGGACATTATGGCCGATTCGATGAATCCACAGCTACGACGATGCTTGCACAAGCAAGGCATCTAAAAGAGAAATACGGAACGATTGGTAATCTTATCGATAGCCGTACGCCTGAAGAGATTCGTGCTGAAATTCAAACGTTTCGTGGAATCGGTCCACTTGGAAGTCAGCTATTTGTCGAAGGCGTCAATCCATATCTGAGTCAAATTCAAAAACAAGCTTCAGCTGAAAACTACCAACGTCACAAATACGTTGAAGGCGATTGGACCAAGCTTGAACATCCAGTTGCATCAAAGAAATGGGACGGTGCTCATTTCATTTTGACAGTTCAGCCTGACGCTTCTCTTACATTTCACTCACGTAGAGAGAGTGTTAAGGGCGGATACCCAGAACGTTCATCTCAATTACCTCATCTTGCAAAACAAATGCCTGATTATGTCGGTAATCAGTTTGCCGTTGAATTGATTCATACCGGACTGGCCAAGTCTGAGACAGAATCACACCCAACTGTTTCGGGTATTCTGAATTCGCTTGCGCCTCGTGCAATCGCAACTCAAGCCGAGAAAGGCCCCGTTAGAGCTGTGCTTATCGATGTCAAGAATCCCGATCTTGCTACGTATAAAGATAAGATTGAGTATTTGAAAAAGTTTGAGAAGGACTTTGGAAATAGCGAAGTAATGTTCGCACCTCATCTAGAACACGGTGTCGAGAACATCAACAAGTATCTCGATAAGATCAAAGGAGATAAAGGCGAAGGCTTGATTGTGGCTGACTATGCACAGCCTGAAACAGAATCAGTACGTTACAAAGTTAAAAACTATGTGACATATAATTTGAGAGCCCAAGGTCAGCAGCAGGAAATCGATATTAAGGGAAATCCTAAAGACAGCATGGGAGCTTTGTATCTATACGATGCTTCAGGAAAAATGGTTGGAAAGGTTGGAACGGGATTTGACAGAGAAACACGAATCAATGCACGTAAACATCCAGAGATGTTCGACGGCAAACTGATCCAGGTTAGAGCTTATCCGCCAAGCGTACCCGGAGGCCAGATTAGATTCCCTGTGTATAACGGATTCGCTGACGGAGAAATTGACCGAGTCCATCTTTGACCTTTAAATTTGGTATAAGAAAATTGTAAGGAAATAGATTTATTCCTTACGCTATTCTAACTATACCTTTTTCGAAGGACCAATAATGTCAACCTCTATTGCCAAGCAACAAGTTATGAAGGCTCGCAAGCCGAAGGTGGTCAATGTGGAATCGCTTGAATACGTAACGAACTCTCACGCCGTGTATCAGTTGCTTCAGAAGTACGGCGGTGGTTTGTCCCGTTCGGATCTTTGCACCGGGCTTGTTCATGATAAGTCCGACATCAAAGAACAGGCGATTGACAACGCTTTGCTTCATCTGAAAGACAATGGATTTATCCGTGCAGAGATCAGCGCTGGGGGCGGAGGTCACAAGCTGTATTTCATCAACGAAGACGTCGAGTACAAACCTCGAAAGCTGACGCACAAGGTCGCTCGAAAGATCGCACCTAATGACGTGAAAGCCCAGAAGGCAATCCGTCGCATGACGAGAGTAAAACCTGCTTTGGCCCTCGTCGAAACCCAGCAAGCTCTTCCGTTGGAGAAAGTCGATGGTGCCGAGCCCGAGAAGGAAGTTACCGTATCGACCGAGGCGCAGCCTGTTCAACCTCAAGATGCGAACCTTAAAGTCACGCCGAAGGCTCAGAGGAAATTTGGAAAGTTTGAGTTCATTCAGGGCATGGCAGCGCTGGATCCTGACAGCCCGCATTTTGGAAAGACGGCGCGTGAACTTGCTAAGAAAGTGGTCGCCAAAGACGGACAGGACTTTGAGCCGAAAGCTTACATGTTCTTCGAATTCGGAGAACGATCGGAAGTTCTGACTGTGACGCAGGCTTACAACCTGTACAAGGAACTTCACAGAGCATTCGGCCAAAATTAAGGTGGCTCTCAGGCAGCGGTTCACCAAGGCGGATTCGGCCCCGAGTTCCGCTTCCGCTGCCCGAGGAGGTTGAGGAGTACGTCCCCCTCCAGGGCGTATCTCCTCTTTTTTAGCTTCCGATTTTAATAGGCGTTCTATCGTTGATCTCGCCACGCTCAAGCGCAGCCAGTACTTCAGCTTCAGAAGCGAATGTTCTCGGAGCTTGATCCATATCTGGCTCAGTCAAAGCCATAGATCCAATAACTGCTTCGTGACCTGGAGCAACCATCGAAGCACCTTGACCTTTACGGTAATCGTAAATGTGCTGTTGTGGTAGGAGCTTTTGCTTAGCTTCTTCAACAGCTTCTGGGGTCATAGGAACGTGCAAAGTCAAGGCGTCACCGTCAAAGTCGCCTGCATACATGGGCAAGTGCAATGGATTAATACCAAGCGTTTTACCTTCAATAGGCACAGGATAGTGAGCAGTAATGTTCGTTCTCATCAGAGTCGGAGCACGGTTAAGAATGACCGGAACCTGCTTGATCATTTTATTAAAGCTATTCGTCGCACCAACATCACGATTTGCAACAGCTTTTCGTGCAGCCATCATATCGTAACCGTTACGGACCAGGTCACGAATAATATGAAATTCATACATCGTCCAAAGCATGTCTTTCGGAGCAGCAACTTCGTTAAAGCCGAGATTAGGCTCAGCATAAATCGTTGCACGGCCAGAGAAGTCTTGCTTCTTCTTCAGTAGCTTGTTATGGAAGAAACCCCCTTTAGGGCCAGTATCACCAGCGATTTGCTGGATATATCCCTTCAACTCCTTTCCACGAGCGCCACCTGATACTGCGTCTCCAAGACCGAACACAGCCTTAAGGCCGTTGTAGGCATCTTTACGTTCATTGATCAGCATGTCGTGAGGCAATATGTCTACGTTGCCTTTCAAGCCGTTATTAACAAGCATGTGGTCACGGTAAAGCGTATTAACGTCAGCGAATTCAATACGATTACCGCCCATCGGAATACTTGGACGTACTAGCGGAGGAGTAACTGGAACGTTGTGAATGACGTAGGCAGTTTCAGGACGTAGATCCACTTTCTGCAAACCTGCAAGGTATTTGATCTTCTTTACGATTGCGTCTTTTTTAGATGGGGACTTGGTTTCTTTAATTTCCGCTTTCAAAGCTTTAATCTGTGCATCTACGTCAATCGTAGAAAGCATTTGGTGCAAAGCATCGCCAGACACCGCAAGGCTATCTGTATCAATTGTGTCATTAGGTTTATTCATGGTTTTAATTTTAAAGCGTTTAAGAGCTGATAGTCAAAATTCGTCTTACTCGTGGAATTTTAGATGCTGTACCGTTTAGGTATTTAACTGCCCCTATCCACACGTTTCCATCATTGTCAAGGCCTATCTGCGTAAGCGTTAAATCTATCTGCAATTTTTGATTGGGCGAGTTTGCGTTATAAGTAAGAGTTGAAGAATAGTATGTAGACTGCCCGCCTGGACTGGTAGCAGGTTCATTTTGAATAAAAGGCTGTGCGCTGCCATCTAGCAAAGTAGCAGTTAATCGACCCGCACCACTATACGTTCCCCAATAGATTACAGCAGTACGAGAAGTCATATCCGCAGGCATAGTGAATCTAAGGCCCTGACCGACTATTGCCGTAGTGTGATCTACTCCGATCCCTTCCCTAACAGCTGTTCCAGAAGCTACTGGAGTGCCTCCGGTCCAGGTATATCCCAAACCAAATCCGAACCCGCTAATAGTTCCGCCAGTGCCTAGCAATGTCGGGGAACTTATAGTGGAACCTCCTCCGCTCTTTCTATTGTAAGTAAGAGTTTGTGCAAATTCAATCCAGTCAGTTTGTACAGGACTCACCAGACTGAAAGTTTCAGTGCCAGTAAGTACTGCAATAGATCCAGTAAGTGTACCCATTACGTTCTTGTTCCTACTAGGTTAAATCGTACGTTTGCAAGCGTAGTATCTGCCGTAGCTGGTCCCACGATTTCGAAGATATCACCGATTGCAAAACTTACAGTTGATGAAAAGGTAAGAGTAGCTGCAGTACCGCTTGCTGCAAATACGGCAGTTCCGATAGATGTGCCGTTCTTTGTGAACGTAATAGTTGTCGATGCAGTAGCAGCAGTTTTAGCGTCTACTACACTCCCAGTAAGGTTTGCCGGTAACGAGAATGTTCTTCTAGTATTTATAGAAGTAAGTGTTTCGGCATTTGCAAAACCGCCTTGAATGAAGAGAATTATATCAAAGGGCGTACCCGGAAGGCCTGCAGCTAGAGTTACATCGCCAGTACCAGAATCAGCACCAGTGAACGCTGAAATTGAAATACCAGTTCCAGCCAGCACCTTTGTAATAACAGCGCTTCCTGCGGTCGTGGTATTCAGATCTGCTCTTAATACAGTTCCGTCAGCGCCTTGGGCTCCAAGATTAATCTGTGTACGTGCCATTTATTCTCTCTTTCGTCGTTCAGGCTGAATAGTCTCTTTTAGCTCTGTATTAGCCTGCTCTAATTTTAGAATTCTTTCCTTAAGATGGGCAATAAGTTCCGCATCTTGAAGAACACGATTAGTCAGGCGCTCCTTTTGAATTTCCAACATCCACACGTTAGAATATAAAACGCCCAGCTCGTTTTGCATCTTTCCGAGCCAGGCGTCTTGTTCAGGTACTACGTTTGTATTATTTGTCATTTCCAGTAATATGCTCTTAGCTTGTCCCCGCTCAGCGGAGCGAACAGCATAGTTATGGCTGTTCCGCTAATAGTATAATCGTTTCCTGATCCCGGTTCAAGTAGCATACCGTTCAAGAAAAGCTCAAGAGATGAAACCTGCGGAGTGCTGACAAGCGTAAATGCAGTGTTCGCACCGTTAATCGTTCCGCCAGGAGTTTCGTTGTTAACCATATTCGTGTACTTCGTGAAACCAGTACCAGCAGTGTTGTTAACAGTGAAAACGCCAGCATTCGAGATAGTTGCGTCACCACTTGCGCTAACCCATGCAGCCTGGTTTGAAGCGTTGGAAATAATTAGCTGAGCCGCAGAAGAAGAGTTGGTAATACCTACTCCGCCAGCCGCAACAGTTAGCAACCCCCCAGTAGCAGGAGAAAGCGTAACGTTGTTCGAACCATCGAAAGTCATACCGTTACCGAGCTTCACAGCAAAAGTAGAGCCTGTAAGCGAAAGACCCTGGCCATTACTATATGAAGCGCCTGATGTATCCTGAACCCAGGCTGTAGAAGTTGTATCAACCGTGATTGTGCCGGTGTTAGTACAGTACCATTTACTATTCTTGTACGTAGTGCCATCAGGATCGACGAGAACGTACGCTCCTTCCTTTTGTGTCGTTGCTGCAGCCCAGTCTGAAGGACGAGTCCACGAGCCCGTCTGAACCGTCCATAGACCGTTCTGTGAGCCTGTTGTCTGCGCAGTTAGAAGCACACGATCATTAACAGCGAGAGCTACGCCGTCGATGGTCTGAGTACCAGTAAGCGTAACGTTTGCAGCAGCTAAAGCACGTACAGCATTCTTGAAGCTAAGGCCATTTGCCAGAGCATCAACATAAGATTTTGTAGCACTATCGGTTCCGTTGACAGGGGTACCGAGGTTTGTGATTGTAAATCCGCCCATACTGAGCGAAGCTCCCATCGCAACTGAACCGGTCGAACGAATAAACGTTGCTCCGTCTTGAAGTTGTGAAGTGGGAAGATTAAGGCTCGACACAAAAGCTGAAGCCGGGATTGTCCCGGCCATTATCTGTGTCGAGCCACGAATTAGAGATTGGGCCATATAAGGCTTTCCTTTGTTTTTAAAAGAAAGGCCCTATATTAGCCGGGCCTTAGCTACATCTATTATTTTAGAATCCGCAACAGACTATTTCAAATATAGAAATATTATCAAGTCTCCCGCAAACAAATTCAAAGAAGAAGGGAGAATTAGAGAATCTCCGCTAGTATCATACGATGTTTTCGATTGAATAAACCCATTTATAAATAACATAGAATTGGATCCTGGGGTTTCCCCTATGGATAAAATCTGAGCGCCGTCTATGGTAAGAGTTTGTTCAAATTGAGTCAAAGATGCGATCGAAGTTACCGTAGAAGGTGCAGGGGACGGCACCACCAAGGGAATAACGGTTGTTTTATGTATTACTTCAGGCCCGTCATTACATGGAATATCTACAATATCTGAAATATCAGATAGTCCCCTGATAAACCGATTAGGATTCTGCATCGTTTAATCTCCTGCATCTGCTACATTAGCGCTATTCACCTTAATGGTTTTAATATGCTTACCGTCAGACGTATTATGCAAAGCAAAAGATCCGTCACCCATGTTTTTAACACCGATAGTACCTTGAACGATTCCGTCAAATTCGCTTGACTTCAAGCCTAGCAGACTCTTGATCGGACGCTCAAACACAGGATTCGGTAGAGCTTCGGCCAATTCGTAATGAGTCCACTTATTGCCTCTCAGTCCACCCGTAGTTGCCGGATCGTACAGACCGCCCTTTTCAGGTTCAAGATTCTTGGCACTCAGCAATTCTGGAGACTCGATCTTACCGTTCGACATTCCGATAATATCCTGGTCAGTCAAAGGAGAAGCTGTAAGTTTACCGTCTTTGATGCTAGTCTTAATCCCCGAACCGCTCAGATAATCGAAGAACTTCTGTGTAGCAAAAGTCATCTTCGGCTTCGGAAGGGCGTGACCCATTTTAAAACGAGTCCAGTATTCCGAGTTATCCTGAGACTTAAGCGTTGCGATTTCCTTCAGGTTCTTACGGGCATTCGAGCCAAGCAGACCAAGCATTTCCATGTAGCCGACAGACTTCGAACCTTCTTCGCCGCCTTTCTGCGGTTGCAGCACGTTGTCGTAGCTACCAACGTTACGTGCAGACCAGTTCTGGTCAGTCGTTTTATAAAGCTTTAGGAAGTACTGTGGACCCGTAAGAATACGTCCAAGGTCTTTACCTGTCTTCGGGTCGACCATCATGTCGGTATCGCTAATACCAATACTGTCAAGTTCCTTCTTTAGATCGCTTACGTTGCTGCCTTTGCTAAAGTTATGCACGAAGTAAGGAGTACCCTTAGCTTTTGCGATCTTACCAGCAGCAGTTTCCATCAACTGGCCCAAGTTAATACGAGAAGTAACAGAAGCCGGATTCAGTAGAATGTCAACTGGCTTACCATCGTCTTTCTTGTAAGGCATTTCGTGATCTTCGAGGATCTTCGAAACAATACCTTTGTTACCATGAAGCCCGGTCAATTTGTCACCAATCTCAAGCGGTTTGATAGAACGGACGAGAATACGAATATTCTTACCTTCCGTATGCGCATCAACCACTTCCCCATTCTCTTCGTGGGTCCACAGTTCTGTAGCAAGACGATACGGGCTAACTAGCGATTTATGCAAACGAGCCAACATTTTATCTTCAGCCGTAGGTTCACGCTTTTCAAGCACAGTGTAGACTGGGTCTCCGTGTTTGATGATAGAACCGACTTTAGCGAAGCCTTGATCGTCGAGGTTGTTCAGTTGATCCTTCGTGAATTTACCTGGGAAGTGACGCACAACCAGGGTTTTACTCATTGTCGAGATCGGCTGAACCGAATAGTCGACCTTGTATGCGTGGTGACTGCTCAGACTATCAGCACATGAACGGCTGATAACTAAACCGTCTTCGTGGTTGTAGCCCTTGTACGGCATGTAAGCTACTTCAAGATTCTTACCAAGCGCAAGTTCCCCGTCAACCGTGTAGTTGTTATCGGCGATAGGCTGATTCATATCCACTTTATCGCCAACCTTCACCAAAGGCTTTTCATCGTCAAGGAAACCTTTCATGTTGAATGGCAGATTCTTAACGAGGTCAACCTTGTGGGTTCTACCGTCGGCATCCTTGATGTGAATCTGCGTCTTGTTAATAGTCGAAATTATGCCTGCTACGGGAGCGACAGTACTTACAACCTGGCCTACAGCTTTGACGAAACTCGTTCCAGCACCATTAACGGTCTGGACAAGCGGTTTTTCACGCTCGACCAGAGACAGGGCCTGAGGGATAGCTTTACCCGCCATCGTCAGACGACCCGGGTGGTTACTATTCAGGAACGGTACGAGGTTAGTCGTAATCGTGTACATGTCGGTCGTGTCGCCAAGCCAGTAATCAACTTGGCCAACCGGTACTTCTTTCAGGTCGCCGTGAACCTGAGCTTGAACAATCTTTTTGCCTTCTTGATGCGGGAATCCGACGGTATGCGTCATCATTTCCTGCACGGACAGATAGTGCTGTTTACCTTGCTTGTCGATAACACGAGCGTATAGATTACCGCTGTCGTCACGACGAGCAGAAATAGTGAAACGTTGATCGATACCGGCGTGACCCGATTCCGGTGTACGGCTCGGATCGATAATGCCAAGATGCGAAGGATCAATATCTCGGGCAGACATAGGCACACCACGATCAGAAGCAATACCGCCTTCACCGGCTCCAAGAACTGTTACTTTACCAACGCTTTCCAAAGATTCGATAGGGTTCGTTTCCGATGGAGTTGAAACCAGGTTACTTTCAATGATGTAGTTTGACATCACCTTGTTGTAAGGCTTGCTTACTACCACATCACGGATTGACGGATTTTTCGTCTTATCCAAATTAGCTAGAAGTTTACGACGAATGCTAGGCAGCATTTCGTGTTTGTTAAAACGAGTCGTAATAAAGTCAGGCAGATTCTGAACACGCTTGAATTGTAGCGAATCTCGGTTATCTTCAGGCTTATCGCCAGCATGGACTTTAACAAGATTTTGCATAGCACGAAGGATGGCATCAGAGTTAACTGAGCTAACCGACTTACCAAGTGTAACCAAAGTCGTTTGCGGAGAAAGTGACGAAGCTTCCATCGATTCACGCAATTGCATCATCTTTTCTTCAAGTGATGCTGCAGGCTTCTGTTTACCCGTCGACACGAGTTTAGAGTATAGATCGTTGACGATCTTAGCTTCCTTGCCTGCCGAAGCCGCAAGATTAGCTTCCCATACCTGTGCAGGAATGTATTGACTTACTTCTTTAAGACCAATGCCGAAAACCTTAGACACGAGCGGACCAAGGGGAATTGACGAAGATGAGCTTGCCGGATGAACCGAGAACTGGAATGTCTGCGGATCAAGCGTGATCGAAAAGCTTCGGCCAGAGCCCGTGTTAAAGTGTGACTCAAGTTCACCTGTTTCTTTACTACGTGTGTATACCCCAGGATTCAACTGGAGTTGGTTGGCAACTGAGTAGTTGTTGCCTTTATACACCATTGTGTGCTTCGGTGTAATGTAAAAAGCGTCCATCAACGAAAAGTTCTTATTCTCGTCAACGACTTTACCCGTTGCCTTTTCAATCAACTTGATATGGCCTTTGATAGGATATGATAGCGATTTGGATTTCAAAATCGCATCCTTTTCATCGGCGTGGGTAAATTCTTTAGGTTCAGCCTTAAGATCCGAAATGGTCAAAATGTAGTTTTTGCCTTCGATCGGAAACTGGGAAAGAATACCCTGCATAAGCGAACCATCAACACGGGTATTAATTTCCCGTGGTGACGAAAAGATTAGTTGAAGGTTATTAGCGGGTGTCGGCATTTGTATCTAGTTCCAGGTAGCTCACTACCATATAGTATTTGTCCATGAAGGTGAACTTATCTTTAGTCAGGATAACCACACCTTGATTTTTAATTGCTCTAGTTTCGATGATTTCCAACTCTGCTCGTGAGCCTGGATCCATGATATCGATTTGAGCATATCTAACATGATAGTTATTGAAGTCGTTTTCATCGACCTTCTTCGGGCCGAAGCCCGGAAACATGCTCTCTTCTTTACTTGTTACGGAGTTTGTAACTCCATTAGACGCTGCCATTATTTATCCTTACTGTTGACCGGGGTTTCCACCAGCAGTTTCTTCCTGCTTTTCTTCACCCGATCCGTTTTGACTTTCTGCAGAACCAGCGCCGTTAGTGGCTTCTTCCTGTTCTGCACCACCACCGCTTTGCCCCGGTTGTCCAGGCTGCCCTTGTTGGCCAGGCTGACCTGGAATCGGCTTACCATCAGGTCCGACTTGCTGTACTTGAGAGGCTTGCTCTTCTGCATATTCTTCCAGAAGCTTTCCGACCAGCATGTACATTGCATAATCTTCTAATTTTAGACGGTTAAGTATAGCACGTTTTGTGCCATCATCAGCGGTATAAAGCTGTTCAGCGATTTGCTGAGCCTTAGCCAAGGCCACTTTATAATCGTTGTTCCGGTCAAAACTATCGCCTGTTTCTTTAGCAGCCAAATACGTACTTTGATCCACTTCGAGCTTGGTCTTAACTTCATTAACAGCACGGGCTACAGCATCCTCACGCATGTTGTCCAATTCAGTACCGAATTTCATACCGAACGATTCGTACAGACTCGACAGAGAACCATTATTTGTCTGTACAGTTTGCAGAAGCATCTGTTGCAAATTAGGATCATCAGTAAGTTTAAACGGAGTCAAGTCTACTTCACACGTTTCGATGCCTAGATACTTGGAAACGCGGGACATGATCCACGAAATAAGCTCGGTAATCTGTCCGGTGTAGCAAAGCATCGTATTTTCAAGCAAGCGAAGTCCAGTCGTGGAGCTGGTCCAGTTCGTCGTACCTGCAAGCAATTCTCTTGAAACGCCAAGCGCTAGAAGAATCGAATCTTCAGCTTGTTGGATTTCCGTAGCAACTAATAGGTTCTTACCTTCGCCACTAATGGCTTGGTAGCCAATCGGTGTCGGTGCTACAACAACGTGATTGTTATCCTGTTTGTGCTTGACAAGGTTAGCCTGCATCCGTTCAACGAAGTTACGAAGACTGATGCTTGATACCGGATCGCTGTTTCCAGTCTGTGCTTGTGGAAAAATCACACGAAGCGGAGACATAAAGTCAGTAGCGATAGATTCGTTGGCTTTACGAAGCGTTGCTTGATAGAACACAAGGTAGAACAGGGAAACAAGCGGGGGCACAGCCACGCCGTTGATCTGTTGTCCTGCCGACAGGTTCTTCAAGTGGAATATGTTATTCGGATCAAACTTGAAATCCTGATTATTCTTTACAGCCTCGATAAAGCCCCACGGAACCGAATTAACAAAAAGCTTGTCACCTTCACGAATTCTACGTTTAACGTCATTCGGAATCTTGTAGTAGTACTCGTATTCACCTGTAATCGGATTGAAGTTAACGTTGATATTGATTGGATCCCATTGAATCAAATTCATATCATCGATGTTCATCGACTTCGTGTCACGACGTGTAAACGTAACGCCTTTAGAGTCACAGAATGGGCAATCGCCTACGAAATTGTAGTTTTTGAATTGCGTAAATTCAGCATTCTTTGCAGTAACGTTGCCGTTGCAATGCGGGCAGAACAGAGTTCTATGAATTGGGAAATAAATCGAAACGAATACATTACCAACTGTGTAATATTCAAAACCGATATTATGCAAAGCAGATTTAAGCTTGAAGCTTTTGAAAATGCTTTCATACTTGTTTTTAGTAGCCTCAGACTTAGTTTTGATAACAAAGTCCGTGATCGGATACGTAGCATATTTACGGATGACTTCGGTCGTTACCGGAGATTGAACGGTAATGTACTTAGCCCAACGAATTACGTCATGCAGATTTCTAGGCAGAAATTGATTCGAGACTGAAAACCACGGGCTACTTGCAGTTGCTAGCGTGTTATCCCCTGGTAGTCGTCCAGATGTTCCTGGAATCGGAGGAGGTTGGTATGGCGTGTAAAAACCGTTATTTGACATGTCTTGACCAGATTGTTAGATACCCGTATTTTAAACTGACCTCTAGTTTAGGTCAAGATAGGAAAAATTCAATTTTTTAGCATAGGAATTGGTATAAGTAAAGTACCGGGAAACAATTATCGTTTTTGGCCATCCAAAGCGTGATTCAATTTTCTGGCATCAAGCTTGGTATAAGTGCTGTGTAGTTAAACATACATTTTTCAAACCTCCTAGGAGAGCAAATCATGACGACCGCAAAACAAGCAGGACAAGGCGCAACGGCCCGATCATCGGACGACGTCCGTGAAACGACGGACATCCACGAAGAACAGATTCGTGATGCACGTGGTCATGCCGATACCGTCGAACGCACGGTTCATCATCATGAAGTTTACGGCGATCCGCAAGGTCGCTTCAAGCGTGCCGTGAGCCGTATGGGTGCGATGTGGGTTGGCGCAGCAGCAATGGCAGTCGGCGTTGCAGCAGGCGTCGGCGGTACCGTGTTGGTGCAAAAGCGCATGAACCGCACTGCAGTTGGTTCGACGCAGGACATGCCGCAGATCACGGAGTAAAGCAGTGCCGGGGTAGGGTCAGGAAACTGATCCTCCTCATCGTCGCCTAAAAAACCGGATCCCCCCCGACCGGTTTTTTTAGTCTTTCAAGGCAGACCTGGATTTTTGGTATAAGTATATTGTACAGATATACTTTTGTACGTTTCGCCTATCGCAGGTATCAAAAATCTAATAGCGATAGCGTCAACTTAATGACTTATTAGTTGGAAGGTCATAATCTAGGGAGTTTGCCATGTTTCAGTCTAAACCCATTCATGAGGAGCAAGTTCCGGAAAAATCGAATCAACTCTTTAGCAACGCTTTTAAGGAGCTGTTTCACTCAGCTGGCGTTGTTATTGGAGGGATCCTCATTTCGGCGCTTCTAGTTTCGAGAGAAGGGCGACACTGATAACAAAGTCAATTGACTAGAGTGGACTGAGAGCCTCTCGCGGGGGGCAACAAAAAGCTTCACTAGCGGTTGTTGTCCTTGTAGTACTTTGTTGTTTGAACTTTGTGGCCGAAAGGCTTAACGTTGGATCGGGAGTATCATCATGCCAGGTACAAAAAATACTGAAAGGCCTGTTTACACTGGGGACGAAGAAGTGTTCACGCAGAGTAACGTCTCTGTGTTTGCTGCAGAAGGTATAAAAGGTTTGTTGCGAATTACTGG